TGTCATCATATCATTTTCTGTATCATGGTTGTTTATAGTTTCAGATACTATTCTCATTGTATTTTCCTTTTGTGTTTTATGTTATAGCTTTATTGCTATAGAGCCTAAGGGCGGAATCGAACCGCCCTGCATCCAATTTAGGCTAGCTCGCATTACTTGGCGAGTATCAAGTTAACTGCTCTAAACGCTTGCTGTGAGGCGTATACAAACTCTTTAGGTGAGTCCTTAAGAGCCTTTGACCATGATTGTAGATAAGCTACTGAATTCTTACGCTCTACCTTAGGGTCAATGCCTAGGTGGCTAGCTAAACCGCAAGCACCTAACTCAGCAACTAACTCTTCTTTGCTGTACTCGACGCTACCGAACTGGTGACTAGCAAAGCTCTTGAACCTGTCAAGCCTAGATTTATGACCAGTTGAGTGCGTTAGCTCGTGGAATAACACTCTGTAGTAGTAACTAGGTGTTTTAAACTGTGTTCTCTTAGGCACTGACACTGAGTCAGACAAAGGGCTGTAAAAAGCACTGTCACCACCATGGTTAAGACCGCCTGCTAGCTTTTTAGTATAATTATCTACAACCTTCTGTGCTTGCTTGTGAATAACTGTCTTGGCAACCTTCTTAGGCTTGGCAACTTTCTTAGGTACAAACTTGGTAGGTACACCGTCCTGAAAATCGCACTGGTCAAAGTTAAAGACAGTGTAGCATCTAATTAACCAGCTATTGCGTCCTGATGAATCACAATTGCCACACTCATTGCCGTCGTAAACTGGTGCACCTTGACAAGTAGTGCATGTCTTCTCACCGACGGTAAAGTTAGCTTTTTTCCAAAAGAATACAGTTGTGCCCTTGCTACCTTTGCGAACCTGACCGCCTAGCTTGCTAAGCTGTCGATATGTTGCCCAATATCTATTTTTATAGCCTGCGTCCTGAGCAATGCACTGTAAGATAAGACTGTTAAGTCCAGTGTATAATTTACCAGTGCTAGCACTACGTTGAAGACCGAAGGATAGCTCGCCACCTTCATATTCGCAATTCCATGGTTTATCCCAAGGTATAACGCCCTTGTCTATTTGGTTTAAGATTGGTTGAATTAGTTTCTCGAAGTTCTCTTTTTTCATTTTGTTCTCCTGTGTGTGTGTTTTACTAAAAAAGTAATTAAATCATTTAACCATCGCAACCATATTAAGTAACTTAAGTAACACATGTCAAGTATTTTTTTAAAAAAAGTTAAAAAAAGTTTGTTTGTCGTCGAGCAGGTAAGATACAATAATACTAGGTTAGCAGTGTAACAGTGTTTAATATGCACCCAATTCAGGCACGTTTTTTCGATTTCAAAAATCAATTAATAGTGCCTCAAGTTAATTGATAATGTGAGCAAGGGTTCATAACCCTTAAATCTTAGAGGACAGCCAGCAAAGTGTACAGAAAAAGTACAGGATTGCATGCACATCCGCACAGATTTAAAGGTGTCAGGCTTGTCGAGGGTAGGGTACCCCCCTATCCGTTGAACAGGACTTCGCAGTTCCCAGCTCTTACCTTAATTTATTGACACACGGAATATTGTAAATGGCAAACAAGAAAAACCTAGCAAAGTCATGGGGAGAATGGATTAGAAATCATCCTCAGACCCCTGCATTACTACAAAAGATTATGGATACAGCTATGACTGATGGCGACGATAACCAGTGGAAAGCTGTTAACATACTAATTGACCGTATCGCCCCACATTTAAAATCTGTAGAAATGGATGTTAAAGGGGAAATATCACAGGGAGTTATAGTTTTACCTGAAAAAAAGATAAACAAGACCCCCCATGTGGCTACTAAAGTCGATAAGGTAGCAGAAGAAGTTATAAAAGATATATCAGCAGAGGCATAAATGAGCTTATATGAAAACATAAATAAACGTAAAAAAGCAGGTACTAGCCGTTCTAAGGCTAATACTACTATTGACCCTAAGACTTACGCTAAGATGCAAAAGAAACAGGGTGGATTTGCACCTAAAAAGAAAAAAAAGATTAAGATGGTCTAATGTCACAAGCTTGGACTAGGAAAGAAGGCAAGAATCCTACAGGTGGTTTAAACGCTAAGGGTAGGGCAAGTTATACAAAAGGCACTTTAAAGCCCCCTGTCACTGAATCAAATCCTACTGGTGAACGCAAATCTAGAAAAAAATCTTTTTGTGCACGTATGTGTGGCATGAAGAAGAAACGCACTGGTAGGGCAACCGCAAATGACCCTAAGTCTAGGGTAAATCTATCTTTACGTAAATGGAAATGTCGTTGTAGTTAATGGCTGAAAAAATAATATGGCAACCCCACGAAGGTGCACAGACCACAGCTTTACAGCAAACAGCATTTGAAGTGCTTTATGGGGGTGCAAGAGGGGGTGGTAAGACCGAAGCTGGTTTAGCTTGGATGATAGAGCCTTCATATCTACAAAATGAGAAGTATAGAGGTTTAGTAATTCGTAGAAATTATGACGACCTGAGAGACTGGATTGATAGAGCCAAAATGTTCTATCGCAGTCTAGGTGTAAAAGTAGCAGGTAACCCAGCAGAATTTACTTTTCCTAGTGGTGCTAAGATACGTACTGGTCACCTAGCGGATAGTGACGCAACTTACAAGTATCTTGGTCACGAATATCAAAAGATTCTTATAGAAGAGCTTACTATTATACCACACGAGGAAAACTATTTACGATTAATATCTACTTGCCGTTCCACAGTAAGCGGTCTACAACCACAGGTTTTTTGCACAACAAATCCAGGCGGAGCTGGTCATATGTGGGTAAAGCAAAGATGGGTAGATGTAGCAAGAAATAAGGAATATAAAGACCCTCGTACTGGCAGGGAAAGGATTTTTATACCGTCTCGTGTATACGATAACCCTACACTTATGAAGAACGACCCTGAATATGTAAATACCCTTAAGGGATTACCTGAAGAATTACAAGAAGCTTGGTTAAACGGAAGTTGGGATGTATTCTCAGGGCAGTACTTTAATAAGTGGAGATATGAAAAACACGTTGTTAAACCTTTTAAAATACCTGACGACTGGCACCGTTATCGTGCTTTTGACTATGGGATGTCTGCTCCTTTCTGTATGCTATGGATTGCTGTTGACTACGACGGCACTGCATACGTCTACAAGGAACATTATGAAGCAGGTCAACCCCTCAGTCACCATATTCAAAAAATCAAAGAATTAAGCGAAAAAGAAAAATATCAGAACACTATTGGTGACCCTGCATGCTGGATTAAGAATCCGCAGAATACCAATAACTGGTCAAGTCCATTGCCATCCCACATGTCTATAGCGGACATAATGCAGTTCAATGATATAAACTGTAACCGTGCTAATAACGATAGAATTAACGGATGGAACCTTGTACGTGAGTATTTAGAATGGAATGACTCGGATAAACCTGAACCACGTATTAAATTTTTCTCTAATTGTAAAAACTTAATTAGGACTTTACCTATGCTTGTTCACTCAGAAAAAAAACCTGAGGATTTGGACACGACACAAGAAGACCACGGAGCGGATGCTCTCAGATATGGACTGATGTACCTTGGTAGTCCTCGTAAAGATATTGTAAAACCATTTATGCAAAGGGAGCTTGAAAAGCTATTAGCACTAGACGACCAGTTCATGGGGGTAAGGAATTGATTAAAATCATACTGTTTGACGAAATGGGAGAGTATGAGATTAATTTACCCACAGATGATTCTTCTGAAGTAGAGCTTGACGATTCTTCAATGCTTGACTACGAAAAGGCAATTGCTATGATTGCTACACGCTTTCTAGACATCCAATGTAATCCAAATTACCACCCTATAGGAAAACAATGTTAAAATATAAACCAACACCACAAGACAAAGAAACAATCGCTAGAACACAAAATATGTTTGAGATGGCTAGAAAAGCACGCTCAGAGGTTACAAAACTATGGAGAGAGGCAGAAGGTTTATACCAAGGCAATCACTGGGAAGGTATGAATATGCCTCAGTTTAAAAATCAAATTACCGTAGATTTGATTGCATCTGCTATCGACACAATGATTCCTATTTTGACCTCTAGACCTCCTAAAATTGACATCCTAAGTGTAACTGGAGATAACAGAGGAATGAACGTAGCGGACACGTTACAAGCCTTTATGGATGAACTGTGGCAAACTAGAGATATGCAAAACATGATACCTGAGTTTTTATTGGATTATCTTGTATACGGAACTGGTATTATGAAAACTCAATGGAATAATGTAGATGATATGCCTGATTGTGACATTGTAGACCCTTTTAATTTTTATGTTAACCCTTCAGCTACAAAATTAGAAAATGCAGAATGGGTGTGTTTAGCGTCTGCTATGCCAATATACGAGATAAGGGAGCGTTTTGAGAACGGTGAACACGTAAAAGCAATGTCAGACCTAGACAAATATTCTGCTACAACAATAGGAACTACTAAGTTTGGTGACGATAAGATACAGGTTACCGATACTAAAGGGCAAGAAACTAACTATTATGAAGGCTATGGCAAGGCTATGGAAGACTTAGAGCCAAGGTCTTTAGTTATTGAGTGCTACATGAGAGACCCATCTAAGGAGTATACCTATACAGAGGACGGTAAAGAAGAAAAAAGATACAAATATCCTAATGGCGTTAGGCAAGTTATTATAAGTAATGGAGTTTTGCTGTATGACGGAAAAACAAAATACCCATTCCTCAACAAAGAAAATCACTGCCCCCACCCTTTTCCTTTTGTTACGATTAAAAATACTGGTTCTCCTCATTCGTTTTGGGGAAAGCCTGAGCCAAAAAGGCTCAAATCGCTCAATCTAGCAATGGATAGAATTAGTTCACAGATTATGGATAACATACATCTAACAGCTAATCCTATGTGGGTAGTAGATGAATCTACAGGCGTTGAGCAACAAATAAGCAATAAACCAGCACAAATCATACGCAAAAAGGGTGCAGGTAATGTACAAATGCAGAATCCACCGTCAATGCCATCATATGTTTTTAACTTTTATCAACTACTTGGCGACGTATTCGAGACAGTAAGTGGAGTCAATAAAGCAACTCAAGGCAAAGAAGCCAGTAACGTAACAAGTGGAGTCCAAGCTCAAATATATCGCCAAGCTAGTACAACTAAGATTGACTTCAAATCTCGTACCTTAGACCAAGCAATTTCTATGCTAGGTACAGTATGGGTTGCAATGTTTAAACATTTAGGCAATCAAGTAAAACGTGTGAATTTTGTTGGCAACGATGGGGTATCTGAGCCTAGAGACCTTGTAGGTGTAATGTTTAAGGATATAGATTTAATAGTCAGGGCAAAGGCAGGCTCTATGTTGCCTGAGAATAGGATGTTCATAGAAAATAAAATATTGCAACTTGCCCAACTTGGAATCGTAACAGACCCTGAGTATATAGTTGAAAATATGGAAATGCCATCAAAAGAAAGGTTGTTAGCTAAGATTAGAGAAGACAAAGAACAAGCTCAGCAACCACCATCACCTGAGTCACTTGGTAGCAATGAAGATGAAATATATGAAACATTGCGTAATAATCCTGATTTAATGAACCAAGTGTAACGATTTATCTATTTTAAATGTATATATATAAAGAATTTCTAGCAGTACAGTTCTTACAATATAGGAGAAAACATAACTATGAGTGAGAACATAGAAGGGGGCACTTACGGTGAAATAGTAGAATCGAGTGTTGCTGACTCGCTTTTTACACCCAGCGAAAGCGAGCAACAGACAGCACCAGCCGAAAGTACCGACAGTGAAGTAACGACTGAAGAACAAGTAGAGACTCAGGAGACTGAGCAACCTGAAAGTTCAGAAGAAACAGTTACTACAGAAGATGGTGAACCTGAAGTTATTGATTTCACAGAAATCGAAATAGATGGGGTAACCTACACAACTGAACAACTGCAAGAGGCTTTAAGGGATTCGTCCAATAAAGCAGAGTGGCAAAAGAGCAATACACAAAAAGCTCAAGAAGTTGCACAGCAAGAAAAAGCACTCAAAGCAGAATTTGACCGCATTAATGGTGTAATGAAGGACGATGAAGTTGTGGAAACCATGAAAGACTTATTAGGTGAAGACCATGAGTTTTTTAAGGAGTCTACTGTAAAGTTTTCTGACAATGCAGAAACAAAGACAGAGGAGACCCAAGTTGAACCTGTACAGGACACTAGGGTCGAAGAGCTCGAAGCTCAAGTACGAGAAATGCAACTGAAAGATGAGGTTGCTCGTGAGATTTCACAACTTGTAAACGCACACCCTGAGCTTAAGGATGATGGTGATGCAGTATCTGAGGTGTTAGATATTGCCGTAGAACGTAATATTACGGACTTAGAAGACGCTTTTGTCCTAGCACAAGCTAGAGCTACTGAAGAATCTGCAATTATGAAAGCTATGAAGAAATTGAAAGAGGCTGATGAGCTTAAGGCTATACCTGAAGTGGACAGTAATAAGAAAGGTGAACACAGCCCAACGGTTGAGAAGTCACCTACATTTGACCACGCAAGAGAAATAGCTTTAAAGGAATATCAGTTATTTAAATAAGTAATTAACGAAAAGGACAAGAAATGTCACTAAATTATGACAATTTATCTGCCTTAACAAAGAATCAATATATTCCTTTGTTAGTAGATAACATATTTGAAAGCAATGTCTTGACTCATCGTTTACTAAAAAAATCTAAAGCTACTGCTGGCGGTATGAAAGTATTGCAACCAGTAGAGTATGCAAAAAATACATCTCAGGGTTTTTACACTGGGTATGACGTAATGAATACGGCACCAAGTGAAACCTTTACTGATGCAGAATACGAATGGAAACAGATGTATGCTACTATTTCAATTTCAGGTCGGGAAGAAGCTCTGAACGACGGTGCTGAAAGAGTTATAGATTTATTAGAGGCGAAAGTCAAGAACGCAGAAAAAGCAATGAAGGATAGTTTTGGTACTACCCTTTATGGCACACAAGATGGAACTGGCAATGATTTTGTTGGTTTACAGCACATTATTAAAGCAACTGGAACACTTGGTGGAATTGACAGAGGTACTTACTCTTGGTTCCGTGGTGGTTATATACCAACCGTATCAGGTTCTCCAACATATGCTAATATTGTTGACTCATCTAATGCAAACTTCATTCAAGACCATTTGAGAAAAGGTGTAAGTACACTTACCATTGACGGTCAAAGACCGACTATGATAGTCACCACAAATGTTATATTAGACGCTTACGAAGAGTCATTAGTAGCACAGAAACGCTTTGGTGCGTCTGCTGGTTCTGAGGCTGATGCTGGATTCAGGAATTTAACTTTCCGTGATATACCAATATTCGCTGACGACCACTGTCCTGACGGTATGATGTTCTTTTTAAATGAGAACTTCTTACAGTTTAGACACCACAGAAAGAGAAACTTTACATTTGAGCCATTCCAAAAGCCGATTAACCAAGACGCTCGAATTGCAAAGGTTCTATGGTTAGGAGCATTAACCTGTTCTGCTCCTCGCTATATGGGTAAGATAACAGGTCTACCAAGTTCATATTAATAGGAGTTAATTATGGCAACCGCACAATCAGCATCCGACAAAAAAACTGTTGGAATGCTAACTGAAAAGGACGCAGGTGGTTTTTGTTACACTGCTATTGGTGGAGTAAGATTTTACTCAGGACAAGGAGCACCTGACCACGCAAGTGTGAAAGGTTCTATGTATCTTGACACTACTGGAGCAGAAATGTATATTTGCACTGTAGCAAATGGTACATGGAAAAAAGTAACTAGAGCTACTTAATAAAACCGCAATCTTAGGGGCAGGCACGCATGTAAAAGCACTCTTGCCCCTAGGTTGCACATCAAGAGGAAGAAATGACTGGAACAGAAATGATAGATATGCTCGGATTAAGGTTGGAAGACCCTTCTGAGGCAAATTTTACCGAAGCTACAAAAATAAAAGCATTAAATATCGCTCAAAGAACTGTTGTAAACTTAATTGATAATGCATACCTAACTGAATTACAAGAAATAGACACAGCTACATTTGCAAACACTGTGTATAATGATACTACTGGTAACGGTTTAGACCCAGAAGGTAAAGCGACTTTTACTAATTTAGGCATTGACCCAATAAGAAGTGGCGTTATTGCTATTAATGTATACGACATTAACAATAGCAATGAAAGTGTTGACCTAGGTTTTGCGAATATGATAGAGCCACAAGACGCTAAAAGGCTAGAAAACTCTTATTTGGCAGGTTCTGATTCTAACCCTGTAGCATATATCTTCAATGAGGCTATATATGTCAAACCTGTAAAACCATCAGGTGGTATAGATGTTTGGTATTTAAAAAACCCAACAGCTATAGCGTCAGGTAACACAGAGTGCGAATTAAACGTAGCCTTGCACGAAGTTGTTTTGGATTTTGCTGAATCTCAATTATGGAAAATGGATAACAAGCCTGATAGGGCTGGTAATGCTTATACAAATGCTATTAATCAGATAAAAGCACTAAACGACAGGTATCAGATTGAAAAGCCTAAAGGAATTGGTACGCAGGGTAGAGCATAATGCTTTGGTCACAAATCGTAGACCGAGCCTCAATACCTTTTGAGCCTAGCGACGAAGTAAAAGTCAAGGCTAAGAAATTTGGCGAAGAGGCACAGCAAGACTTTGCCTTTCATACCAAGTCCTACGAAAGAACTCGTGGGATATACATAGATAGTGGCGATAGAGAGATAGAACTACCTGAAGATTTTATTGAAATGGCTAGCTATGTAGAATTTCGCAATCGCATATTAAGATTGTATCCTGAACACAAGTTATTCCCAAAAAGGAACAGCGATGGCAGTTTTAGGACTGGAACACCTGAGTATTACGAGATAAAAGGCAATAATTTATGTTTATATCCCTCGCCTACAACTGTTGGTCTACTTTTATTTGAATACGTAGCTACTGTAAACAATTTAGATGATAGTGCGACCGCATATAAAAGATTAAATTACAAGTCTTTAAAATCAGGTTATTGGCAAGTTGGTAAGCAGATACAGGGCATGACAAATAATGCTACTGCAAAAATAGAAGAAGATATAAATGACAATGATACAGGAACTTTAGTACTTTCTAATGTATCAGGCACATTTTCTGCTAATGAGCAAATAGTGCAAATAGATGAAGAGCAAGCTATGAATTTACAAGAGCAATCATCTTGGGAAAATTTATTAGCTAACTGGGATACAATAGGTCTTGGGGCTAGAGCTAATGCGTCAGGTCTCTTGTATAGTTTTGCTGGAGCTGGTGATAAGCCAGCTATATTGCAAGCATATCACCCAATGCTAATTGATTATATAAAAGCAATGTTGTATGAGGATGTAGGCAGGTATGATATATCTGACAGGCATATGGCTAGATATGTCAATAATAGAGATTTAGTTAAAGGACAATTCCAAAGTCGTGAAAGCTACGGAGCAATGCAAGTAAAAGATGCACTATGATAATAGAAATTCCAATATTCGACGGTGGGCTCCTTACTAACGTCGATGCTGAGGACATTCCTCTTAATGCAAGCTCGAATACAGAGAATTTTGACATCGATGTCGCAGGGAAGATTCTCAAAAGAAAAGGACTCGAATCAAAAGCCACATTAAGCGGAACTCACCTAACACAACTGTTTTACTGGTCTGATGCCAACCTTACTGGCGGAGCAAACTGGATTGGGTATGAAGACCAAAGCAATCAAATAGTCAAATTTAATAAAGACTACTCTAATAAAGTTGTATTGCACACTTTTTCTTCAAACCCACCTGATGATATACAAATAATTCCAATGGCAAACAGCCTAAGATTTGCTAATGGGCATGACCAAGATGTTGGTTTTTTACAGTTTATAAATAGAAAATTCTTTTTTGAAGCACACAGCTTTAACGCCCTAAAATACGACTCAGCTATACCTGACTACCCCACAACATGGGATTTAGCCGTAGAGGGCACAGAGACAGGCAGTATAGCTACTGGAACATATTATTACAAAGCAACTCCAGTGTTTGATGGCAATCAAGAAGTACAATTACAAGAACAATTTGTAAAACAAGCTGTTGCTGGCAATGACGACAGCATAAAATTATCTTTGACTGTTGATACAGATGATTATAATCCTAGAATAACAGGTGTAAATCTGTATAGACATTTTAGCGTAGATGATACGCTAGACCCTGTATACAGATTAGTAAAAGTAATTAACCTAGCCACTAAGTCTACATCAAGAGACAAAGAGTCAGGTGGCTCGAACTTTCGCATAGGTACCATAGCGTACGCTCATGCTGGTGGCATATCTAGTGCAATCTCTACAGTGTATAACGGAGTTACAACTGGTGATAAAAGCCAAGGGGTCGTTTCTGTAAATATAGGTGGCTTTACAAAAGATTTAAAAGGACATGGCGTAAGTGGCAGTGACTCTGACCATTTTACTGATAATGTAATTTACCTTTCAAATGTTGTAAACTCTAACCAATGGGAAGGAAATATCAGCATACAGGGTACTTATTTAGACGGTAACGGTCAACAGCAAAGCTCACCTAGTGTAACGGTCAGTGGTGTTAGTTTTGGCAAGAATATGGCTTACGACACTAGAACGTCAGGCAACTGGGATTTTGCAGTAAGTGAAAAAAATGATTGGATTTTAAAGATTGGTTCACAATATTTAACTGTTACAAATAGTATAGGGAGAGCAGTAGAATTAAACGCAGATAGCACATCAACAGGTAGTAGCGTGACTGTAGGAGACCTAACGAATGGATATTACTATGAATCATTAAGTGGTAATAGATTTAAAATTAATATTGTTGATAATGGACTGACAACAGACAGGACGCATCCGCTAACCACAGACAAGAATAAAGTTAATTATACTCATGGTGCTTTTGTGAACGGTAGATTTTTTGCAGGAAATGTCACATTAGACCCTGATGATGAGGCAGAGAAACACGAAGATTTTATAATTTTTAGCCAAGTAAACAAACCTGACATATTACCAGTTTCTAATTTTATACAGATAAAAGACGCACAAGGTGGAACTATTAAAGCTATGCGTTCTCTAAATGACAACCTTATTGTATTTATGGAGCGAGGAGTTTTTCAATTATTTGTACCATCTAGCAATCCAAATAGCTACAACTTAAGAGAAAGCGATATAAATGTAGGGTGTGTAGCGAGTAATAGCATAGTTGAGGCAGGTCAATACATATTTTTTGCTGGTAGCGACAATATATATATGACAGGTGCAGGTATGAGTAGTGTACCAGTATCAACTGCCGTTAAAGACGTTTACACTGGTAGTAGCAACTTAGATAAAACAATTGGCGTATACGACCCATTAAAAAATAGAATTTTATTTAGATTTGGCAGTAATGGTGAAAATTTATACGCATTAGATTATTTAAATATTGTACAAGGTAAAGAAGTGTGGAATAAATTGAAATTTGCCTCTACTAAGTCTGTAGATTTATTGTCAATCGATGCAGATTTGAAAATTTATACCACACACAATGAAAGTTAAATATGAACGACAATTTTAAATTTACTGGTAAATGGAAAGCACAAATACTTAGAGCAGATGGCAGTATAGAAAACTACGAACAGCCAAATGCTATAGAAACAGATTTTAAACAAACACTTGTAGACGCTATGGTTACTTCGCAAAACACTTCTTTTTTGTTTGATAGTAGTGTAATGCATACAAATGACGGCAGTGGTCAAGGCTCAAACTCCAATCAATTGACTGTAAACGCTGTTAACGGAAGTGGTATACAGCTAAATACAGGGGGTAGCGAGTATGTCGGAATGCAGACAACAGTTAACACTACACCTCAAGCTGTAACTAGCAGTGGCAATACAGTAGGATACAAAGCATTGTTTACTGGCATAGTAAGGGTTTTACAGCAGTATGTCATTACTGCAATATTTTTAAAACGCAAAAAAACTGTAAATACTAATTCATGGGAAACGGATGTAGCTAGTGGTACAGGATGGTCAACCGTAACGTTAAACAATGGTGACCAGTTAACAATAAATTGGGAGATTAGCGTACAATGAAGGGTATAGTAGATATAAATGTAATTAGAAATGGCAAAATTGTACACGAAGTAAAAAGAAAGAATGCTATTAGCAACTTGACATCAGGTCTAAAATATAAAATTATAAATCATATGGTGGGTGGTACTGGAGGAGGTAATACTGCATCTGCTATTTATTTAGAGCCTAACTTTTCATTTCCTTCTTTTACCTCTAACGAGTCTTCTTCTCATGCAGTCGTAGGTCAGAATGGTATCTTTGCAGATGCTCCACAATTAGGGACATATACTGGTCAGGGAGGCGATACAGAAACAGATGGCTCTTTGTTATTCAAATACAACCAGTCTAAGACAGAATTTACAGCTACTAAAGCAAGGTGGAAGGCTCAGGCTATATGGCAAAATAGTGACTTTGAGGCAACTATAAGTTCACTTGATGGAACAAGCACTTTTATAACAAATTTTTATCTAGGCAAAAGCCTTAATGGTAGTTTAGACCATTTTGATACGCCATTTTCAAGCGTAGTGTTAGAAAATAACGAAAGGGTGCAACCTGCATTGAATGATATAATTGATGTTACTTGGACAATAGAAGTTAGTTAATGGCATCTATAACAATAACATCTCCTACTGGCACATCTAATTTTGTTAAAGGAACGACTAATACAATAAGTTGGGGTAAAAGCACTTTATCAGGTACTTGGGGTAACGTTGCAATAGATTTATACAGAGACGGTAGTTATGTTAAGAATATTGTACAGAACTTGTCAGGCTCAGTGCAAAGCTATAGTTGGGCTGTACCGTCAAATGATAGTGATATATTTGAAGATAATGGATACCAGATAAGAGTTATAACATCACATGATGACGATGATGGTGGAGATGATGGAGGTCTAGATTAATTTGTGCCACAAATTGTATCAGCATTTAGTCCTACATTCACAATTAGCGACCCTGATTCAGTTACACTGGATTCCCCTAATAGTGGTACTTTCGCCCACAATCAATCTATAAGCATATCTTGGACTAAAACTAACTTCACTAACAATGTAGATTTATACTGGACAACCTCCACAACATTTTCTACATCCAATAATATAGTATTTAACTATAACGCTAATTCATATTCATGGAATATACCATCTTCTGTTTCAGGACAAAGTATATATATATGGGTAAGAAAGACAGGTGATTCTGCTGTCAAAGATAGAAGTAATAATGCTATATCTATTACAGGCATAACTTTAAATACATCAATCAATGAAACGCTGGCAAGCTCAGATTCTTTTACCTTTAATACAAGCGAATGGCTTGAAATTGTAAACATCAATGAAACCCTTACCTCTTCTGATAGTTTTGACCAATTATCACACGAATATATAAAAGCAAGGACTATAAACGAAACATTAAGCTTGGCTGATGTTTGGGCTAAAGATATTACTGATTTTATTAGGTTTGCTACCATTAATGAAACTTTGTCAACAAGCGATAGTTTTTTGGCTCCTACAAGAAACTGGATTTTATTAAGAATAATAGGAGAGACAATACTGACTGGAGACAGTGACGACGACCAAGAAAGGTTGTGGATACAAGTGAAAAACATTGCTGAGCAATTATCAGTAACAGACAGTGATAGTGACCAAGAGAGAACATGGATTAAGATAAAAAGTATAGCAGAACAATTAGCGACATCTGACTCATTTTCATTAACGACAAGAACTTTTAAAAAGTTTGTAACAATACTTGAGACTTTAGCTCCTGCTGACTTAGATTCGCTAGGAAGAATAGTAGAGATAAATGATGCTCTAGTCTTTGGTGACAGTTTTAGTTTTTTGGTATCAAAACAAGGAACCGTATATCAATTGAATAGTAGTAATAGTAACGAGCAGATTCACACCTTGTATAAAACAGGATGGATTATGCCACAGCCACTATCTAAAAACTCTATAGTTAGAAGAGTTAATTTAGATTACACAAGTGCAGACCCAGTAACTTTAAAACTGTATAAGGATGATGAAAAAGGTACTCCTTTTGCCACAAAAACCTTTCCATCATCATCAACACCTGCACACGGAAGTATTAGGTTAGCTACAAGGATTAAGTATTTTCAAATAGCGATTGAGACCGCTCAATCTACAAATGACAACGTGCGAATAGAAAGAATTGAAATAGAGGTCGATGACTAATGGCTAATTCAACAGTATATCACTTAGGCGGTGCTGATGGGGAAAGTTTTTCCACAATACGACGGACAGGTTGGATACCTATTACTGATATGTCACGTAATACAACAATTCGTCGTTTGAACGCACGTTACAAAAGTCCTGAATCGGTCACCGCTAAGATTTACGCTGATGGAAACGATACAACCCCAATATGGAACGATGACTCTAACAATCTTGTTCATTTTCAAGCAAATTTAAATGCTGACGGAACGGATAAGCTTGATAGTAATAATAAACCGTTACCAAAGTTTTCAAGCTTAAAAATTGGAAGAAGAGCTAATAGTATTTTGGTTGAAATCTCCACTACAGCATCATCAAGCACATTATTAGAAATAGGAAAGTTGCAGGTAGAAGTAGATGCCAAATAAGAAAAAGTTCGGTACAAAACGCTTAGTCAGCGATATAGACAGAAAGCAAGATACAATAGACTTTACAAGTCAAGGTATCAACAGTGAAGAAATGGGCTTAGGTTCATTTAGATTTACAAGTTTAACCGCTCATCAATTGGATGCTAATGACCCAATTAAAGATGAGGGCAGGTTATATGTTCGTGATAAGAATGGAATTTTATATTACATAACAGCAACAAAGGTAGGATAATGATAGACCCAGCAACATTAAGTCTCTTAGGAAAAGTTGGCAAAGGAGCATCTTTCGTAAGTGGTCTTGTTTCACCATTTATGGATGCATTTATTGAAAACCCTGCGGAGAAAAGATATTTAGATTTTTTACGCAATCAAAAGATGACAGATGCGGAATTACGCAAAAGATTAAATCAAAGTGCAGGTATACTGGCTGATAGCACAGAAATGGACAAGAATCAATTGATGGGCTCAATGACAGCCAAAGGTCTTGAGAACAGTATTATTGGTGACCAAGCAGGAATGGCTATTGATGCAGAGGCTAATAAAAATTTAGTTAATATTGCTAACCAGCTTGACAATGAAAAAACAGCTAGAAACAGAGAGCTTGAAAGGCAGATAGCAGAATTTAGATTAAACCAAGCTGGAGCAAGAAGACAAGGTAGGGCAGACTTTTTTGGAACAGGCTTAGCAAATGCTGGTACTTTATTAACAGATTGGGTTAATAAAAGAAGGGAACCACAGTAAATGGCACAACAATATCAGTTTGGAACAAGAAGGTTAGAAAAGAATCCGTTACAAGAGTTGCTAGACAACCAACGTAGAAAAGATGCACAAGAGCAGGAAGCATCTATGCAAACACTTAGACAGTTTCCTTTTAAAAATATATACCAAGATGCTGATGGTAAGTACTATTTAAATGAATTTGATAGGACATCACAATCTTACATACCTGTAGAAATACCAAAGGCAACATACGACGCATATAGCCAGCAAAACGCTATTTCTAATAGTGCAAGGCAAAGGTTAGGCATGTCAGCAATACAGCCAACAGCACCACAAAAAGAGCCTGAAAAACCTAGCCTTATGCAAAGAGCAGTAGATTCTATAAAAGGGTTTGGTAAAAACATTATGTCAGATGCTAAGTCTTCTACTCCTCCAAAACTATCTACGCTTTCTGATGGTAGACAATTAAATCAAACAAACCAAATGGCTAATAGCAATATGGGTGGATTTAACATGTCAAATCTTGCAGGAGGTGGTGCATTAAAAACAGACATAACAAAGCCTGTAAGCGACACTAATATGGTTCAAACACAGCCAATTGGAACAATGGATGAAGAGCGTACGAAACGTAACAAGTTGCGTAGTAAAGCAATATTTGGAGAAAAGAAAGGCGAGACATCTCCTATTGGTGGAGCTGAAACAGAAAAAGCTTATCAACAATCTTTAAAAAATATGAAGGGCAACGTAAAATACGCACCAAATGTAGAGCGTAGCAAGGAGCCACCCAAGCCAGTAACTAGAGAAGAAAAACGAAATATTTTTGAAAGAGAGCTACAGCGTCGTGTGCAAAAAAAGAAAGATATGTCTGTAACAGAGGCATATGAAGACGCAATGTCAAAGGCTAATAAAAAACCTAGTAAGGACAGACTTTCTCTGCCTAGCAGAAATAGAGACGTTGACATGAAGGTAGCAAAAATTCTAGCAACACGCAAAGCCATGCAAGATGAAATGAAAGCAAATCCTGAAACTGTAGAAATGCTAGGAGATGAAAAATATGGCGATATTAATCTAAGCCCTGAACAACTAGCAATGCTTTCGCCTTCAGCTATAACAAATCTTAGTATAATGCCAATGGACAGAACAATGGTTCCAAACATAACAGATGCATCAGGTCAATCAATACCGCAAGTATATACCGCAGGTAAAACAGGCGAGAGACCAAAGATTAACACTGTTCCATTGCATTCTACAGTTACGCCAATAAGAACTCTAATGGAAACTGCTAGAGATTTAAAAAGCGGAAAAAAAACAGTAGATGACTTAATGCCTGAGTTTCCTGATGTTGGCGTTAAAGAAATGAATAAATTAGTAGAGTTTCTACGTAAGAACAGAAGATAAATGTCAGAGAAAAACTCTTTTCTGTATGACACCACCGCACTTTTTGAGGAATCAAGAAGAGCAAAATCACATCAAAATTTTAATGCACATATATGGACACCTCGTGTAGCAGAAGAGTTTGGTGCGAAAAAAGGCGAACCCTTTATAGGCACCGATGGTCGCACTTACTATACTGCATTTTACGACACTCCTGAGGCTGGCGAATTAGCATCTAAAGCAGTTATAGATTCTATATGGGATAAATCTGAAGGCAATGCCCTAAGGTTTGCATCTATACATACTGGATTACCTGAACAGAACGAAATAGTAATTAACTATGCAAGGGAAATAGATAGGAGAAAAAACCTTCAAAACCTTGAAGGTGCAAAACAACGTGTAAACAACAACCTTGCTTTACAAAAGAAAAAAGAAGATTTGTACGCAGAGTTTCCTACTAAAGAAAAACAAGTTGATAAACTTATTGATACTGGTCTTTACAATATAGATGGTATAAGAGATGAGTTAAACAAGACTAAAGAAAAAACAGAATTTACTGATAAGATGTATCAGACTTTTAAAGAATCTATGACATACATGGGTATAGATGATGAGGCTGTTGGTGTTAAAAACGCACTTCTTAGAGGTATAGAGAATGTAAAAAGTCTGTATCATACTACCGCTATTACTTTAGGAAAAGACCCAGCAGACCATGTAAAAGATTTAGCAGTTGCACAGGCAACAGCACAAGGCATTCCTGCTACAGAGGCAATGCAAAGAATGATGAACCCAAACAATACTTTTGGAGAAACATTAGATGAATTTGGAGGAGACCCTTTTGAGATAGTTTCACAATTGTGGACAGAAAGTATGGTGCAGTTTATGCCGACATACGCACCTTTAGCGTCAGTTGCTGTTCCTACTGGAGCACTCTTAGGCGGTGGAGCAGGAGCTATTGTTGGCAATATGACAGCAAGTGGCTTAGCATCATATTCTATTGAGATGGCACATGAAACTATACAGTTAATGCGTGAGAACGGTGTAGATGTTACTGACGAAGATGAATTAGCTATGGCATTTGCTAATGAAGAATTAATGGCAACAATCAAAAGAAAAGCTAATCTAAAAGCAATACCTATTGCTTTACTAGATGCTTTAAGTGCTGGTATAGCTGGAAGGGTAATAGCTACTGCAAGAAGGGCAGGAACCCCTGTTATAACAGCAAGGGGTCGAGAGATGTTAGAGCAAGCAGGCTTAGGTGGATTAGGTGAATTTACAGGGCAAGGTTTGCAGATGGACGAGCCATTTCAAGAAGGATTTAATATACCTGCAATATTTGCCGAATCAGTTGTTGAAATAGCTCAAGGAACTGTGGAGGGAACAGTTAATTTAGTATTTACAAATGGTAACTCTATAGAAGTGCCTGAAAACGACCCATTAGTACAAGATTTAATATCTGCTAAAAATAAGCAGTTACAAGAACCATCTAACGATGTTGAGCAATTATACTCAGACCGTGTTGTCGGTTTAAAGAATTATAAAGATAAAATATCTATTGGTTTTTCTTCAGCACCAATAGAAGAAGTTTTTTCCGAACAAGAATTGAATAGGCTTGGATACAATCCAAGTCAATTTGAGCAACTCAGAATCAAGGAAGGAGAAAATGACTATGTCGACGATGGAGCGAATCGGTATCGCATACCAGTCCGAGCAACCAATTATGAACACGAGGACGGAACACGACGAATCCTCTTATCGAAAGACGCAAACCAAGCTGATTTCCTTGAAGATACCGCAGAGGCTGTCTTTGCAAGATTACCTGAGAATAACTCAGAACTTGCACTTGATATTGCAGGCTGGATAGAAGGTGTCGAAAACGAATCCCTAGTTCGTGGGGAAGAGTTACCATATAGTGGGGCAGAGTTATTTAGCAAATCATTTTTAAATAGCTTAGGCTATGATGTGTCTACTAACAATGTAGCTCTGCCTGATTATACGGTCTTGCCTGATGATTTATTAAATAGTTTTAAAGAAGAGCTTAGTGAAGATGATGGTAGCAACCTTATAGACGGTTTTGATATGTCTATTATAAATCAAAGAGAAACTAAGCCAATTGAGCGTAAACAAGCTGAAAAGCCTGTAGAGGTTGAAGAGGGTTTTGCTTTTGCATCAACACAAGAAGTATTAGACAGGTTGCGTTCTAATAAGCCTATTATACAAAAAGGCGAAACAATAAAACCTGATACATTTAAAAAGTTAGCTAGTAGAATTGTTACTCGTGGAACTGCTGATATTGCTAAGTTTAGCGAACAAGACCCTGATGTTGTAACTAAACCTAGGAGTTGGTACAGGGAAGATATAGAAAATACTATTTCAATTGCTGAGCAAGAAATGCCTGATATTAGAGAGAATGAATCATATTTTAAAACACTGCTTGGTATATTAAGCAATGGTCAGCCAGTAGCAATAAATTATAATCAAGCTATGGAAGTGTACGGCAATACAGATGGTGACCAACTGCCCTTTGTTTCCTATACAAGTGATAAAGGCAAAACTTTTGATGCGTTTGGTGGATTAAGCAAGACAGGTAAACCTTTTGGTGGGGTAAGAGCTGATAATGTTACATCTCAGGGAGAACAGTTACAAGTCTTAGTAAATGAATTTGGAAAAGGTAAAAAGCTAACTGATTTTTTACTTACAAAATTTGATAGTAAAACATTAAAAAGTAAATACGGTTTAGCCAAGTCAACTCCTGAAGGAAATTACTTCGGAGCACGGATTTTTGGCAAAAAAATAGGAGCATATATAGTAAACATGCATGGTGTGCATGAAGAGGCTGTTTTAGATGTTTGGATGGCTCGAATGTTTGACAGGTATACTGGTGCAGTGACTCCTGATTTTTCAAGTCAAAAATTAAAAGTAATGAATAACGCTATATCACGTATTGCTAAAAAATTAGAAAAAACTACAGGTATGGACTGGGGTGTAGACCAAGTGCAAGCAGTCCTTTGGTATATCGAAAAAGAAACGTATATTCAAGCAGGCGTAAAGCCTGAGAAGGGAGAAAGTTATTTAGATGTCGCAAAAAGAAGACAACAAGCTCTTGGGAGACAGTTCCCTACCGCATCCACAGGTGTTGAAAACATTAATACAAATGAAGAACAAGGGGATGCTGGACAAGGACGTAATAGGCAAGGTCAAAGAAGTGATGAAAGAGGAGCTACAGAAGGATTTAGCTTAAGCAATGAAGATGTAAATCGTTATGCAAAGATTTACGATGACAGCCTATCAAGAAGGCAAATTAAGAGAGACGAAAAAGAGGCTAAACAATTCAAGCCTAAACAAACAAGAGATTATGTAAGGACATGGTCATCTCAAGTCAATAGGATTGACCCTAAAATTACTGAGCTATTTCGCAGATTCCAAAAAAGAGAATCTGATATATTAAGGGAATACACAAAGGCTAGTGAGCCATTTGCTAAAACCCTAAAAAGACTAAGTACTCGTAGCGGTAAACGCCTTGCTACTAAAAAAACAAAGGCAACCTACACCGCATTAAAGCTTGCTTTACTAAATGGAGATACAGATACAGTCAGCAAGATACTGACAGGCAGACAGTACAAGCAGTATCAGACATGGAAAACCGCACACGAAAAACTACACGAACAAGCCTTAGCTGTAGGTTTGGATATGGGTCACATAGATAACCACTTTCCTAGAGAAGTGGTAGCGTATGATTCATATTTAAAATGGGCTACTGGTAAAACTACAGTAGGCAAGAAAAGTAAATTAACTGAGGCTATAATAGATGCTCAGACTAAGATTGGTAGAACTTTAACAGACGTAGAAAAAGTCAGTCTTGCTAACACATTATTAAAAAATGAAAATGGAGTTTTAACTACAGCTAATGTTAATTGGACGAAACCAAGAAAGATTGATGTAGTTACACCTGATATATTAAAATTTTATGACGACCCTCATAATACGTTAGCTAGGTATGCTAATGGTATGTCAAAAAGAATAGCACAAGCACAATTTTTAGGTGGTAGACCCAATAGATATAGTATACGAAAATTACCAAAAGAATTAAAAGCTAAGGGTCTTGGTATATACGATAATAAAATTAGGCAGTTCTATCAAGATGAAAACGGTCTTATAGTTTTTCAAAATAGAAGAGACCCAGCTATTGGTAATTACTTAGAGGCTCTACGCATGCTAGAGCAAGAAAGAAACGGATTGCCATATCTTAGCACAAAAGACCAAATTGGCAATATGATTATAGATATACAGACTCGTGTACCGTTAAATCAGCCACAAGTACAAAGACTGCAAAAGCTAATGGAAGATTATTTTAGTAACGACTCTAGTCATTGGTTTTTTAGTGGATTTAGAAATCTTGGCTACTTATCGTCAATGGGTAGCATTTTTAGTGCTATAACGCAGTTAGGCGATTTAGGTGTTTCTATATACAGACAAGCACAAGGTAGGACGTTAGGCTTGTTTAGACCTTCTACTTACACTAGGATTTTAAGCGAAGTGTTTAAAAGTCTTACTAATCTAAATAAATACAAGTTGAAAAATTTAGGCATTGATAACAAAGTACTGCAAGAGTTGAGCGACAATCAAACAGTGTTGCAAAGAATTACTAGCATTGTGTTTAGTTTGAGTTTATTAAAAACTTTTGACAAAGTTGGTAAAGAATCTTACATGAATAGTGTAATGAAAAGATATGAAACGGCATCTAAGCAAGCTATAAAAGGCAAAAACAATAAGGCTGTAAAAGACTTACGGTCTAGAATTGGTAGCAAGTTTGACAGGAATGAAACAGAGCAGGTTATTAGAGACTTGTCAAGAGGTAAAGTAACTGAGTTAACAGAATTACTAGCTTACAGTGAGCTGTTAGATATACAACCAGTTGCACGTTCTGAAGTGCCTGTAGGGTATATGCGTCACCCAAATGGTAGAATATTTTATATGTTGAAAACTTTTATGTTAAAAAGATTTGACATATATGTAAATGAAACGCAAAGGCTTGTAAAACAAGGTAAGCCTGTGCAAGCAATTACTAATTTATTTTTCTTAGGTTTTATATTAGCGTCAGCAGAGGCTAGTGCAGATACAATCAAAGACTGGATGGCTGGTAGGAAAACACCATTAGGGGAGTTAGTAGAGGCTAACTTGTTAAAGTTAATAGGTTTCTCTAGGTATCACTACTACAATGTAATTAACAGTGAACCATCTAAGGCTGTAGCGAAATTCTTTTTTCCACCATTTGATTATATAGATGACCCATGGTTAGATTATAAATTCATTAAAGGCAGATTGGATAGATATAAAAATACTCAGAACGCATGGAAATTTGCTATGAGGGATTTCGAAAAACGTGGAGCAAGATGGATTAAGCATATACCAGTATTTGGTAAACATTTATACTGGCAAAACCCAAAGAAAGAAAGTGGGTTCATTGCAGGATTAGCAGAAGTCTTAAATAGGATAAGTCCGTTGTTTGCTAAAGGTGCTGGTAGAATTAGTCTAGAAAAAAGACAAGCTAAAGAAAAACGAGAACAACGGAAAAATTAGTTTAAACGTATAAAAAGTGAAAGATTAACACTAATATGGCAGGCTTACAAAGTAAAACTCCAGCAACTACGTATAAAGACCTATTGACTGTTCACAATGAAAGCAACACCAATGAAGGTCTTGAGGCGACTGTAAAACCTATAGAAGACGGTGAAGGGGTACAGTCCGCTTTGCAAATCAGTACAGTAGATGTTAATGTAAATGGACATGGCAATAGCACAGGTCTTTTATTAAATGGAGTTAGAGTTACTACTGATGCGTCAGAGCTAAACAACCTGTCAGGTAGAAACTTTGGGGATAGCAGTGATGTAGTTACGTTGAACGCTACGCAAAGTTTAAATAATAAAACAGTTGATGGGGGTACATTTACATAATGGCATCAAACACTTTACAAATTAAAAGAAATTCAGCCTATGATAGCTCAAGCAATCCTTCGTCACTGGCATATGGAGAGCTAGCTTGGGCAAATAACAATAATAAAATTTTTGTTGGTAAACAAACTAACAGTGGGGGAACAACCACACCATTTCACTTAGGGACTACTAGCGACATTACTGGTGGAGACGGTATTACTGCTACTTTAGGCTCAGGAAATGGAGATAATACACTTACACTGAGCGTTACATCTAGTATTGCTGGAGACGGTCTAGCCTATAGCAGTGGTGTAGTTTCTATTAATGTGGACGATAGCTCTATAGAAACTAATAATGATTCAATAAGAGTTAAGGCATCAGGTATCACCAACGCCATGTTAGCAGGCTCTATTGCTAACGCTAAATTAGCTAACTCAACATTTGCAGTTACTGATGGTAGCACATCAAGCAATATATCCTTAGGAAACACCTTAACATTTGCAGGTGTAGCTAACGAAACTGATGTAAATGTTTCAGGCGGTACAGTTACATATGGCATTGTATCTAACCCAACATTGACTGGTAATGTTACTATCTCAGGTAATTTAGAAGTACAAGGCACAACTACCACTGTTGACAGTACGGTTGTAAATATTTCTGACCCAGTTTTCACATTGGGTGGAGATACAGCCCCATCATCAGATGATAACAAAGATAGAGGTATAGAATTTAGATATTATAATGGCTCTGCTAAAGTAGGATTCTTTGGTATGGATGATACAGACCAAGTGTTTAGGTATATTCCTGACGCTACAAACACATCTGAAGTTTTTTCAGGCTCTGTAGGTAACGCAGAGTTCGCATCAATTAAAGCAACAGCTATTACTGACGCTACAATTGAGTGCGGTACTTTCTAAATGGCTAGTAATAAGCTACAGCTAAAGAAAAGTAGTTCTGCTGGAGCTACCCCTCCAGTAAGTGGCGGTTCAACATTGCTTGCAGGAGAGGTTGCTATAAACACAGCAGATAGAAAATTGTATTTTAAGGATTCTTCAGGCAATCTAAAATATTTTGTAGAGTCTGAAGAGGCAAAACAAACAGCTATTGACGAAAGCATAGCTCTAGCAATAGGACTTGGATAGTGGCAAATACATTTAAATTAAAAACAAAAGCAAACCTCACAACATCACTAGCTACTGTATACACTTCTCCTTCTGCGACTAGCACAGTTGTGCTGGGTATTGCACTAGCTAATACTTCTGCTAACAGTGTTACTGCTGATATACAGATTATATCAGATACTTCTGACACTGAAACCAATGCAAATGTTTATCTAGGTAAAAACTTACCAATACCATCAGGAGGTACACTTGAGATTATGCAGGGCAATAAATTAGTTTTACAAGCTACTGACGCTATAAAAGCTAAAGCATCAACTGGCTCTGCTGTAGACATTAGTCTATCTATAATGGAGATAACCTAATGGGTTACTTAGGTAATGAACCTGCTGACGTAGCAGTAACCGTAGGTCAAGGTGTTATAGATGCATCTCATATACAAGACTCTTCAATCACTACTGCCGACTTAGGTAATGACGCAGTAACTCCAAACAAAATAGATGATGATGGCACAGGATTTCAAATGGGAAGTCTTGGGCTTGGTGGAGCAGTATCAGGTTCAGATAAGCTCACAGTTACAGGGGGTGGCAGATTTACAGGAACAGTTAGAATACCTCACGATACAACAAATTCTTTTAGAATCGGAGCATCAGATGATTTAGCATTATGGCACAATGGAACAGACAGTGCAGTGACTAATGTTAATACAGGTAAACTTTATTTGTGGAATTATGCAAATAGTGACACAGTTATTGGTTCTAATAATGTTGAATCAGCAGTTTTTTCAAGTGCAAACACTACACTTAGAGGAACTCTTGATGTTGCAGGAACAACCACTATTACAGGGTTAACACATTTAAAAGGTTCTGCTTGGAATAATATATTAAAACTTGGAGACACTTCAAGGTCAGAACAATTAACTCACATGAACAATGGTTCAGTTAATTTTTCAATTTATACAAGCAATGGAACTAAAGGCGTATTAACAGCAAACCACGATGGTTCTGCAATGACATTAGGGGCAGATTATACAAGCGGTACATTAACTGTTTATCCACCAACTACTTTTACAAATCATGTAACTATAGATGGAGCTACGCATCCTATCCTTAAACTTGTAGGTGACCCAAGTGGTGAATCTACGCATATACAACTGCATAGAAGTAATGGGCAAGGCTTTACAATATATGATGACCAAGCATCATTAAGGTT